TTCATGATCCTTAATTTTTTGTTTATACTCTTTGAATAACTCCTCCAGATCCTGTTTGCTTAATTTCAATTTGCAATGCCTGTTATCATCCAACCACTGGAGCTCCTCTTTTGATATTCTGTTTGTAATCCTCTTTCTGTATTCATGGATGTTTCCATGCTTATCTCTATTGCATGGAACACACTGCCCATGTACATTCATCTCATTAAATCTCAATCCTTCATAGGTTGTTGGAAAAAAATGCCCTGCATCAAACTTCCTATTTTCTAATGATGCACCACAACTTATGCAACCTTTGTGCACATCTCGTAATCTGATATAATTATTGAAAACTGTTTGTACTTTTTTTTTCCAATCACTCAAAGTCATATTATCCTTATAATATTTCTTTCTCTCTGCTCTGGCCTTCTTTAATGCCTGTGCCTTAATCTTTTTATTAGAGTATTCAATTGCACATTTTGTCGAACATACAACCTGTGTTGATTTGTATGGAGTAAAGATCACTCCACAGGACCTGCACTTTTTATCTTTTAATGGTTTCATCAAAAAGGTATGTTTGTATTTGGTTTCATTCCTGCATAGTAATCAATAATCTGCTCCTTTGATCTGTTTATGGTATCATCAATATCATTCCATTCTGATGTTGCCAATCTAACATCCATTTGTTTTATTCCAATTCCTCCATCCCTGTTCTTTGTGATAATAAACTCTCCAACTCCTTCCATGCTGTTTCCTTCCTCATCCACTTCCTGCCCATAATATTCAGGCCTATGCAGAAAACTTACAATACTTGCATCCTGCTCAATCTCTCCTGACTCCTTAAGATCAGGCAATGATGGCCTCTTTCCTGTCCTTCCAACATCCCTGCTCAACTGTGCCAATCCAATGCATGGTATCCTGTGGCTCATTACAATTCTCTTTACATCATTACTGATCTTTGTAACTTCTTGATACCTGTTTTCAGATTTGGATGGCATTATCTTCTGGATGTAATCAATCACAAATAGATCAATTTTCTTCTTATTCTTTACTGTCTGCAATTTGGCCTCTATATCCTTTGTTGTATGGCTCCCATCAAATATTATCAAGTTATCCCAACACTTATCCTTTTTGAGCTCCTCAATCCTCTGCAATTCACTATCTGAACATTTACCGTATTTGATATGATTTGAATTAATTCCTGTTATGTTGCTGATTATTCTCCTCACAATCCTATCATGGGCCATCTCTAATGAATAAAACACAACCACTTTTTTCTCATTAAAACATAGGTTTCTAATCAATGATATTGCCCATGCTGTTTTGCCCATTGCAGGCCTTCCTCCAACTATCATCACATCATCTGCCTCCAATATTAACTCTCCATCCAATGCCTTCCATCCCAACTCTAATCCTAAAGGTATGCCTAACTTTGCCTGATTGTGTTTGTAGATAACCTGTTCAATGCTCTCCAGATTTGTTATCTGTTTAACTGATTTGTTATCACTCAATAAATCTTTAACCTTACTTACTTCATCCAGTATATATTTTCTTCTTGGATCGGATGACTGCATCTCTCCATTGATATTCTGGAGCATTAATTGCACCTTTCTAACTGAATATTTGTACCAACATTCATTGAGGATCCCTTCTTTATTTAGTGTTTCATGGAACTCAACACAGGATGCAAGATTACTGATGTTTATGATGGTATCTTTTTCGAGGCAATTATTTTCTCTTAACCATTCAGTTAAGTTCATTAAATCAACTAAATGTCCATTATCTGTGATTTCTTCAATGGCCCTATATACATTCTGATGCAGATTGCTATTAAACCAATCAAACTCTAATTTACTAATGTATTCCTGTTGCTCTCCCTTGCTTAATGTAAAGATTAGGCCCAATGCCTTATCAAAAATGTTTGTCATGTTTTAAGTTTTATAATGTTGGAATATACTTATTTTTTTTCGGAGTTTCATATCCATGCTCATCTATATGATTAGGATCTGTGAAATACTTGATTGTAATTTTATGATTGTAATTTTCCTGATGCCATTTGCTTTTACTAACATTTATCATGGCTCTCATAATATGCTCCTTTTTATATCCCTTCTTTAATAAATTATTAAACTTTCTTTTATTAGCATCTGAAAATACCTCATGCCTTTTTCCAAATGTTTCATTAAAGAATTTCATTAGTTTATCTGGATCAATAGACTCTATATTATTCTTCTTTACATTCTTATTATTCTTTACATTCTTGTTTGTGTCTGTTTGATGTTCGTTTGATGTCTGTTTGATGTCTGTTTGATGTTCATCTGTGTTTCGCTCATCTTGGTAACTATCATAATTACAAACAGTTAGCTGTGTCGTTCTGGTGTCTGTTTTTATTTCAATCATGGAGTCATTTTTTAGTAATTCCAAAAACCTTTTTACCCTGCCTCTTGTCCAATTCCATCTCTTTGCCCATGTTTCCAAACTATTTACACTATCTCCTCTTTTAACGGTGTATAAATGGCCTTTAATCATCACTTTGCTTTCTGCATGATTAACAGTTAATAAAATGTCAATCCATGCCTCTGCTCTGGAATGTTCTCTCCTTTCATTCCACAACCAATGATCCTGGATCTCTCTATGTATTTTTATCCATCCTTTCATTTTATACTATATGTAATTTTTTGACAAAAAAAATCAAAGCTCAATAAACTGTCTATTAAGTATTTTTTTGACTGTTACCTTTCCATCATCAATCCAATTATAGATTGTTTTCCTGGTCTTACCTTTATACTTGGCATAATCATCAATACTCAAATAATACTTATCTGCAACCTTGATTTTATCCATATCTGCTAACTTACTCATTTTTGTATAATTTTAATAATAATTAATCTTTTTTTTCCTCAATTAACTTGATTGCATTCTCCAGATCCCTGCACTTATCTTCTCTGATCTTCAATGCCTCTTTATACTGGCTCCAATCACTATATGCAATTGCCTTTCTCAATATCCTTAATTCCTCAATTAATATTTGCTTTGCGTACTTCATATCTCAATATTCTTTAATGATGCTAACATAGATTGTGCTCTGTCCTTAACTCCCTGCACATATTTTCTCCTCTCCTCAATATTATTCTCTATGTAATAACCTTTTGATGATGCAATCAGATTAACAATCAATCCCTGAATACGTATAAAATTGATAATTTTTCTCACTCTTGGCCCACTCAACTTCTTGTATCCAATCTCCTCCAACTTATCCTGGATCTGCTTATTAGTGATTGCCATTCCTGATCCAATCTTTGCTCTTAATCCTCTAACAATAACAGGTAACAATACATCCCTCTCATAATCTGTCAATGGCTCTGTATGGTGTTCAAATCCTGCAATCATAATAAATCATGTTTTTTGATTACCAATGTGATTCTGTCATTAACAAAATCATTATCACTTAAACCAGTTTGAACAGTGAATCCTCCTGTATATCCTGTTTTGTTTTTTATCCTCATACAAGCCAAATTAACCTGTCTTTGTAGCTTTTCAGATCCAATCTTTGTTCCTTTGACTTTGAAATAGTAATAAGTTTTCATGATTGCTTAAGTGTTAAAAGTTTATAGTAAAGATCCCTGTTGAAACTGCTACGGATGATCAACTCACTCTTTTGCTCCTCCCATCTCTTAATGTCTTGGAGTACCTTTGGGCCCACAAATACATTGTATTTCTTCTCTACCTTCTTTACCTTCTTGAATCCTAATAATTTTGCAATTGCCTTCTTCATGATTTGTTGTTTAAAAGTGTTAATAATTCATTGAAATAAGTAGTTAATCTTTTCAACTCCTCCTCATTCTCTTTTAATGCTGTGATTCTCACTTCAATGTGAGTTGTCATCTCCTTTAATGTGTAACTGATGATCTCCTCCTTCAGCATCTCAATGACTTTCTTTACGGAACTAATGTTCCAACACAAATCAGTCAAGGAATCTAAAATTGATAATCTTAATCCCTCTGGATTCTCGCTGTAATTGTTTTCAGCTTTTTTGTAAATTTCTAACATGATGTTATGATTTTAAGTTATAAAACACTAATATATAAATTTATCTTGTATATCAAAAATAAATGCAAAAATATTTCTTTCATGGACATAAAAAAGGGCACCCTCGCCAAATAAAGGTGCCCATGTGAACTTGAGTTGTTTAAGTCTAAGATAAAGAACTGCCCACAATATAAGACAATTATTCTAAAAAAAGAAAGGCACAATCCAATTAAGGATCATGCCCACCACACCTTGACTTACAATGGAATCAATCAAGATTTTTAAAACTCATCTATTAAGCAAAAAGATACCATTATCTGCTCTCCATTCTCAAATGATTTCTTGTAATATTCAATCTGCTCCATATATTTTCTCCTGTCATTAATAACCTGACATCCTGCACTCCAGTACCCAATGGCCCACTTAACAACCTTTAAATTTGCTAAACTGAAATCATACGTATTTGTATGATAATTTATCCCATACCAACCCAATTCAGGAGCTCCAATCTGCTCAACTTTCTTATTCTTGTTACCATCTCTATACACTTTCACTCTCCTTCCTTTCTGGATCAATGCAGGCATCTTCCCTCTGTGCAATCCATAACTCCACACATTATA